TGGAAAGCTTTAAACAGGCGCTAGAGCGTAGATTTTAAAGTGTCTTACCACCCCACAGGTGTGCGTGGTACATCCATAAAATGGAACTCACATGGCCGGGGTCGCCTGCCCGGGCTGATACAGCCTGTTGGCCAGTGAGTCCAGGGTATCACCCCGGACTCAATCGATGAAAGACACGAAATGAGAACCTTTCTCATACTTCTTATCCGCATCAACAGCAGATTTTCGCACGGCACCTTTTCGCCCTGAAAAACACTGCAAAATAATCGGGTCTGTACATTTGTCGTCGCTTTGTGGCACCACATCGACATTGATGAACATATCTTGGAAACGCCATTGCTCATGTGTAAGGTAATTTTCAAGGCCCAAATCGAAAATACCTTTGGATCGAAGAATGGCTTGTTCAATACGCACTTGTTCATCAATAGTGACGCCAAAACGTCTTTCAACTACGTAACGTGCTGACGGCTTGACACACGAGGTAATGGTGTGCAATGACTCACACATGGCTTTATATGTGTATATGCGTTCATATGGACGGGGATCAAACGACCTGGTCAGATAACAAATCTGATCACACAGCGGGCCAACAATAGGGCAATTATTGTAGTTGTACTTGAGGCTAAGAGCCTTAGCACGTAAAAGCCCATATTGTTTCTTCTTTCCAAATGACACATACTTGCGGCTCAAAACAAAGAAATTGCGTAAGGTTTTCAACGGGTCACGCACTATCTCCATTGTCTCCTGATCGGCCATAATGCCACAAAATTTGGCCTCACAAAAATGTGGGGCCATCTTGAATTTCAGGTCAAGCCCAAGTTTCGCAATCAGCTGTTCGTCAACATCATGCGCAACACATATGCCATCATCTCCCTCTACCAAACCACGAAAATTGTGCACAACATTAGAAATGAGCGATTCTACAGGCACATCGGGTTGAAGGGTCCTTGAGGTGAGGTAAGCCATGATGATACAATTTAGGACGCCATTGCTTGAAGATGTCCACATGGCACCAGACATAAGCGTCTCAACAATTGTAGCATCCAATCGACTGAATTTGGTGCGATTTGAGCCGAGTATCATACGTGCAATGAGTCTTCGATAACAATTGCTCGTCACACCTCGCACCATATGCATCATCCAAAACAAAACAATTTTGGAACGCAACCCACGGTGGTGAGCCTCAAAAGAACTGAAGTCAGTTTCCATGACAGGGTTGTTCCCCAAAACTTCTTGCATCCGGCGTGGCCAATCACGCGGATCTGTACCCTTGACAAAGAAGGGGTTTTGGAAGGTCTTTTTGTCGACGCAACTTTGAAGCGGTCCGAGTAATACTTTTGATTCATCACTCGGACTATTGATTGCACGTGGGGCTTTCGGTTTGTCGTAACCTTCGAATTTGATGAATGAAAGGCTAACGACCGTCTTGTCACTGGTATGCGTGCAACGATCACGGACGGATTGCAAGTACTCTTTCCGCTTCCCGCCGTAATTCGCTTCCAACAACCATTCCTCGCAATTTTTCACGTCATCGTAACATAAAGGACGAAAATATTTCATAATAAACATTTTTGCAAAAGAAAAGAAATCTTGCATCACGTCAATGTCCGCACGAGGCATGACACGCCCAAAGCGCGTAGTGCATGCGGCAATTTGATTACACAATGATTCAGGATCATAGTACAAATGCGTGAAGCCAGGTTTTCCCCCGCACAGTATGTACATCACTCCGAGAAAAGCAACAGCACGTTGGCGCTTCACATTTTTGCGAATCTTCAAACTCAAAGTTGGATCACAATTACGCAAAACCTCCCCACTGTTGCCCACGACCATGCCCCCGATGTGTGTGGGCACATTCACATCGGGACGGATTCCCCCATTGACACTGGCCAATCATGGCTGCGAGTATGTCCATACCGCGCCAGGAAGTATCGTGCGGCAGTGGCAGCATCAAGCAATGACCGGGCTGGTCGATTGACATAAGGGTACATGTCATATCTGGCCATGCTTGACTTGACGGTGTTTTCAGCACCTCCCATGCTGAAACGGTACACCGCAGAGGCAGTGCGGGCATCATACTGGCCAGTAACACAAGTCGGATTGATCACTTGGCCAGCAAGAGCCGCACGCACTCGAATGGACATGAGTGAATACTCATGCGGGCACTCACTTGCACGAGCTTTGTCGAGCGTCATGTTGGGAGACCGCTCATCAAGCTCATGATCATGTTCGGTCGCTGCTGGCCGAGACATGAATAAGTGCACATCGACGCCTGCGGCACACAACTCTTGTTGGATGATGCTGCGTTTTGTCAAATCGTCCTGATCGGGTTGATGGGGATCCTGCGGGAGGAAGGAACGGTAGACATGTTTTGCTGCACACGCCATGAGTGGGAAAGACGACACACAGATGGCCCACATAGCCGTCGGAAAAAACCGAACGGATGATCCTACGACTGCAGCAAAAGAAAAGAAACGCAGCAAGCTCAAAGGCTTGCGCAGACGCCGCCAAAAAGCAGCTTGCCCGGTCGGTTGGTAGATAAGATGTTGAGGATTCTCCAACCAGTTGGTGATTTCAATCGGTAAAACAGCCATAGGCAAATAATCTTTGCCATTCGGTGTGGTAACCCACGTAAAACGGGTACAGTACTGAGCCCGCTGCCGATTGAAAGTTGTGGTGTGCTCGTCGTAGGGATCGTCGTTCTTCTCTTGCTGTCTTTTCTTTGAGAGGCGGCGCTCTTCCTCATCACGAACACGCGGGTCATCACCAACTTGTGCATTGACTCCGGGCAGAGTCGCAGCCGCAATCGCAGCTGCGACCGTTAAGCCGGGCAATTGTCTTGATGCCACAAGAGCAGCATCGTACTCAGCCTGGCTTGGGTCTGAGCCAATAGGCAACGGGACATTCATGTCGTCATCCTCAGTTGGCTCACCACGACTCGATCCCAAACTGGTGTGACGGGGGGCAACAGCAACATCAGGCCTTTCG